GTGTCGCGCAGCTCCAGCACGCCGACCTTGTTGGTCACGACGCCCGTCTCCTGCGTGGTCAACGCCTGAAGCACGGTCGCCGCACCGTAGGCGCCCGGGGCTCCGCTGCCGTTGTCGTCGGCCTCCTGCACCTCGACCTGAAACTTGAGCGTCTCCGCCGCTCCGAGGGTGGTCCGGTAGGAGAGCGCGAGGGCGGCGGTGTCGAACCCGATGCCTCCCTTCGGCTTCCGGTCGATGCTCGCTCCGGTGACGGCGGTGTTGTCACCCGCTCCGGCAGCGACCGCGTTGGTGGCTCCGCACGCCTTGTTGGCGATGACGGCGCCGATGTCAGTGAAGTCAGGCTGCATGGTGGCTCTCTCCGGGTGCTGCGTGGTGGTCCTGCGAACTGCTGATTGGCTATCGGTGCTGCGGTCTTGAGCCGCGAGCCGCCCGGGTTTCCCCGGGCGCTCCACCGTGGGTTCAGCTTGGCGTTACGGCGCGCCCCACCGGACCTTGACGTTGACGAAGGCGGTCGGGTAGCGGACGTTGAAGTCGTGCTTGGTGATGAGCCGCACGACGCTCTGGTCCCGGGAGACGCCCGAGAAGACCTGCCCGCCGCTCTCGTAGACGCCGTTCGGGAAGACCTCCGCCTGCACCGCCATCGCCTCGGCGATGATCGCCTGCGCGAAGTCCGCCAGAATCAGGCGGCTCGCGTCGGTGGTCGCGTCGAGGTTGTTCGGAATCTGGTTGGTCACCACGAAGGGGTAGCCCATCAGGGTGCCGCCCTTCAGCTCGGGCTGGAAGACCGAGTTGCCGTTGCCGTCGGTGATGTTCCACATGATCGCCCACGTCCGGGGGGTGAACAGCCACCCGATGGTGGTCATCGGGATGTTCCCCTCCATCAGGAGCTTCATCATGTTCCCCAGCTCGCGCTTGATCTCCGCGAGGGTCGGAACCTTCGGGTCCACGGCGGTCGCCGCGTAGAGCTGAGCCGCAGCCATCAGCGACTCGATGCCGCGCGGGGTGTCGCTCGCTCCGGTGCCGAAGAGGAACGCGAGGTCTTCGCGGAGCGCGACCACCTGCCGGAGGTCGTCGAGGACGAACTGCTCCGCGCTGATGCTGGCGTTCTGGATGAGGTCGTTGCTCACGACCGTCAGCGCGGCCAGCTTCCGCTCGTTGAAGGTGATCATCCCGACGGTCTGATCGCTCGGGGTGATGGGCGCGTTCTCCGCGAGGTAGCTCGCGGTCCCGGCCCCGGTCGCCTTCGGCATCTGGAGCGTGCCGCTCAGGGGCACAGTCCGCGCACCGGAGCGCCGCACGCAGCTCGTGTTCCGCAGGAGCGCGATGAACTCCGTCGAGAACTCGGTCGGGACCAGCGCGCCGCCGCCAGCGAGGAGGCTCTGACCGAGCGCCTTCATCGCGATGCCCGCCGCCTTCGCCTGCCCGGTGTGCCGCTCGACCGCCTGCGCGATGTGGTCGTAGCCCCACTCCTTCAGCACCGCGACCGCCGAGTTGCCGTCACCCGACAGCTTCGCAGCGGCCTGCGCCTTGATGAAGCGCACGAAGTTGAGCCCGGTCCCTTCGGCTCCGTCGCGCACCTCGACCCGGTGGCCCTTCTGTTCGACCAGCGCCAGCACCGGGGCGTTCCGGGTGGCCTTGACGCGCGGGGCGGGCGCGGGCTCCGGCTCCGGCTCGACCTCGGGCTTCTCCTTCTCGCGGGCGCTCAGCACCTTCGCGACCACGGTGGCGATCGTCTCCTCCAGCGGAGGCCCAGCGGTGGGTGCGGTCTTCTCGACGTGCGCGATGAAGAGGGCCTTGACCTCTGCGTCGCTGGCGGTGGGGGCGGTGGTGATGCCCGCCTTGGCGAGCAGAGCGAGCATTTCGGCGCGGGTCATGGTGAGTCTCCGGTGCGGCGGTTAGGACTTCTTCAGCAGGGAAAGGGCACGAGCGGCGATGCGGTCGGAAAACCCGGCCTTCTCGACGCGGGCGAAGCTGGCGTTGAGCGCGCGAAGCTCGGCGGTGTTCTCGCGCAGGGCGGCGGTCAGCTCGACGAACTCGGCGATCGGCCCGTCGTCGTAAGGGTTGTCGCCAGCCTTCGGGTGCGGAACCTGCACCTGCGCCGGGGAGATGGCCTCCCGATAGACGAGCGCGACCGCGCGGAGAGGGTGACCATCCTCGTCGAGAATGTCCTCCGCCCACCGCTTCCACTCGGGGACCAGCAGCCCGGCAGACTTGGCGAGCTGGAGCGCGTTGGCGTTCGCTGGGACGGGGACGGCGCTCAGCTCCAGCAGCTCCTGCTTCTGGAAGTCGATTCCGCCGCTGTCGTCTTCCTTCCACTCCAGCACGGTCGGCTGGAACCCGACGCTGACCGCGTTGAGGAACTTCTGCCGGTACATTTCGCCGACGCTCCACCCGAAGGCGCTCAGCTCGCGCGAGGCGAACTCCACGTCGCGGGCGATGAGCTTGCCGTCCTCGACGAGCGCCTTGCCGACCTTCCCCACGGGGAGCTGGTCGTAGCGGTGAGCCCAGAGCAGGACGGGGTTCTTCGCATACGCGGCCAAGTCCCATCCGTCTTGCGCGATGGTGTCGCCCATCCGGTCGGTGTCGCTGGTGGACATCACGAAGGAGAGCTTCCCCGCCTCGTCCGCCTTTACCTCGATCGCCCGCGCCGCGCGTACCGCTGGCACCTTGCCGGAGGCGAACGCGGCCCGGAAGGCGGCGGAGTCAACGAACTGTCGAGGGCCTTTCTGCTTCACGTAGGAAAGGGAACCACGCGAGGGCGGGCTCCGCAACCCCGAGGGGCTTCGTGCTTGGCGGAGGTCGGTGGCCCACCTGTCCGCCTGAGCACCCGGGGCCGCGTCCGCTCCCGGTTTCTACCCGGCCCGCTGGCCGGTGCTTCTAGCGTTCGGGCCGTCCCCACCACCAGTTCGCCGGGGGACACATCAGCCCTCTGGTGGCATCCTTCAGGAAGTCTTGGGGTCGGGCGCCTTATCCTCGAGCCCGGTGCCCGCGCCGAGCGGAGTCCCGCCGTCGGTGAGGACCAGCTCCGCGCTCGCGATGCTGTGGCCCGCCTCGTTCAGCTCGCGCACGAAGCGGCGCGCCATCCGGTCTGCGTCCGTCGGGTGGTCGTTGTTGTGGTGCGGCCCGACGCCCTTGATGCTGATGTTCCAAGATCCCATGCTGCAACCCTACGCAACCCTCCGCAGCGTCGCAAGCGCGATGGCCTCCTGCTCGGTGAAGCCCTTGCGGAACGCGGTCAGCAGCGCGCCCGACTCCGCCTCCACCTCGGCGACGAACTGCCGCCACTCGGTCGCGCGCTCCTCTCCGCTCGGGCTCGCCTTGTCCGCGACGATGGGGAGCACCGCGCAACGGCAGTTGATGTCCTCCTCCGCGACGCCGAACTGGCCCGGCGCGCTCGCGCTGTTACCGCTGGGGGAAGTGAAGTAGCCGGTTATGGGGCGGACCTGCCCGTCCATTTCGGAGTGCGTCTCGCGGGTGTTCGCGTCCTGCGTCGCGAGCCACTCCTTCTCGTCCACCAGCCCGCTGAGCTGGTACGCGGAAAGGTTGGCCGCGTTCATCGCAGAGCCCGTCTCCGTCCGCGCGATGACCGTGGCCCGCCCGGCGCGCACCTCGTCGAAGAACTCGCCCATCCCCCGGGCGATCTCGTCCACGCCTTCGCCGCGCTTCACGCCCTCGGCGATGCGGTCGCGGAGTCGGTCAGCCGTCGTCGCGTTGATGTCTACGAGCGTGACGCTGCGGTAGCCGTCGAGCCAGTCGGCGACGAGCGGGTTCCGCACGTCGAACGAGAGGTCAGAGCCGAGCTTGCGGAGCGCAGCGCTCCCCCATTTCTCCATCTGCCCGGTGACGACGGAGGTGGTCGCCTCGTCGAGGTGCTCAGCCTGAAGCGCGTTCGCGATGGTGTCTGCGTCAGCGAGCGTGAGAGCGCGTTGGCCGGAGGGGAAGCAACCTCCCGCGCTTGGCCTTCTCCTCGTCCTCGTCCATCGGCTCGTCCTCGACAGGCTCCTTCGGCTCGGGCTCGTCGTCGCCAGCCGGGAGCGCGGGAGGGCCGAAGCTCGGGGCGACGGGCTTGTCCACGAACTCCTCGTCCCAGCCTTCGACGGGCTGCTTCGACGCCATCGAGCGCCACTCGTTCTTCGTGAACAGCGACGGCTGAGCGCTCATCACCTCCAGCTCGAACGCTCGGTCCTCCGGCACCGGGCTGGAGAAGCCGACGACGAGCCCCGCGTCCCACTCCTGCGCCAGCGTGGTGAGCCACCCGGCGAGCGCGCACATGCGAGGCACCAGCACACCGCGCGCGTAGAGGTAGAACGCGGCGTCGATGGTGGCGCGGTTGCTGTTCTCGATGATGCCCATGATTTCGGGCGGGACGTTGTAGACCTGAAGGATGGTGTCGCGCTGGGTGCCGCGCGTCTCCGCGAGCTGCTGTTCCTTGAACGTCTGCGAGAGCATCTTCACGTCAATCTTCCCGTTGCTGACGTGAATCTGGTTCCCCTTCCCGACACCCTGATGCTTCTGCCGGAGCTTCTCCTCGAAGCGCTGGGCCTCCTTCTCGCCGGTCAGCCCCTCGACCGAGAGGAACGCATCGGGGAGGGCGCGGTTGTAGAACCAGCTCTTGAGGTGCTGGGCCGCGAACTCGTCGATATCCAGCTCGTCGGCGAGCGCGTCGCCCGTCCCGATACCGCGCCCGTAGGGGTTGGTGAGGTCCGGCTCGCGCATGAACAGCACGTCGGGCGTCGGAATGTTCGCGTACCAACCGCTGTAGCTGAAGCGCCAGTAGTCCTCCGAGACGGAAGGCCCGGCCTGCAACCACGTCGGGGGCACCGGCCACAGCTCCAGCGGCAGCCCGTCGGATCCGCGCTCCAGTACCACCGGGACTTCGCCTTTCACTTCGAGGAGCGCCTGCGCCACGAAGAAGGTGCCAATCTTCCCGAGCACCGGGTTCGGCTTGGCCAGCACATCGAGGAACGGGTGCTGCTCGACCTCGACGTACTTCCCGCCGAGGTACTGGCCGGTCGCGTCGCGCGTGATAACCCGGCTCGACTTCTCGGTTGAGCGGGACACCGGGGCGTAGAGCTTCCACTCGGTCGGCGCGATGTCCGTGGAGATTCGGCGCACGACGGCGTGGAGCCACGGCAGCCGCTTGTACGCCTCCAGCATTTCCTTCGAGCCGCGCCGAGGAGCTTGCCCGCTCTGGAAGAGGCCCTGAAACATCTGGTAGGGCGCCTGCACCCGACCGCCGAACAGCGCCGTCTTGACCCGACCGAAGAAGCTCATGGCGCCCACGGTACACGCGGGGCGGCGGCTCGGCTACCTCGGCTCGT